ATGGATCTGCCAATACGAGAGCGGGGGATTCGAAGCCTGATTCGCTGAATCACAAAACCGCAGAGGACTTGGCAAAGGAACGGTTTGGCGACCGCAATAAGGCTTCAAAAGAAGGAGCCGAAAAGCAGGTTCAGGCAGACGACAAGTCGCAAAACAAATCGAAAGACGACCAGGGCGACGCCATCGCGAAGATGGCCGAAGACATCAAGGCCCTTCGGGAAATCATCAAGAAGTGGGACTCGGAGTAACGCATGGCCACGGAATTCGCACAAGGCACGGGGAATCCCGCCATCGCGCCGATCATGCGCGGGGCGGTGGCGTCGGCATTCGCGTTGCAGGAGGGCAGCCGCCTGCGCGAGAATGCGTTTGGCCTCGACGAGATCACGCGCGTGTGGATCGGGCCGAAGGCCATCGCTCGCGCCTTCGCGCTCTCGCAGACGACAGACCCCGAGTTCCCCGGCCTCTACAAGGTCGACCACGACATCGCGCTCATGGCCGGCGGCCTGGCCGCGGTGACGGTGGATTATCGCGGCCGCGCGACGAACGTGCCGGGCGCGTTCAACGCCTACACCGATGCGAGCCTCTCGCCGCAGAGCACGTCGTTTCTCGTCTATCTCAGCAACGGCGGCACGCTCACCGTCTCGCTGCAATACCTCGCCCCGAGCACGACGTATCGCTGGTGGGAATCGACGAGGCCGGCCGACACGCCGCGCTACAAGACCGTCTCGAGCAGCCTGAATCCCTGGGACTACGTGCAGAGCACGCGCATCGCGCTGCCCTCGGGCGCGTCGATCACCTCCAGCGCGCTGCAGACGCTGATGACGTATCTGCGAAACAACTACAAGCCCGTCACGCAGATCGTCGCCTACGAGCCGCGCGAGTCGGTGAAGTCGCGATACTGGGAATGTGAGTCGAAGGTCTCGCGCCTGCTCAACCAACCCTTCGTCGTCCAGCGATGAGCAGCGACAGCCCGCAGCGGCCCAAGCCGATCAAGAAAGGCCCGAAGTGGCTTCGCGACGGCCTAAAGGACCGCGACGATTTTGCCCAGGCGAACATGCCGCTCCAGGGGCACAACATACTCATCGACCGTCTCAAGGAGGGCTCTCGCATCAATGCCGATGGCGGCAGCGGCGATGGGGGCGGCGTCACCGACGACTTCGCGCTCTACGATGCGAGCACTGATGCCAGCGTAAAGATCGGCGTGGTCAATGGCTATGTGGAAAACATCCTGCCGAGCGGAATGGTGGAGGGCGCCACGCGCGGCAGCGCCGATGCCTACAGAATCGCGGTCTCCGGCTCGGGCGTGCTCGTGCTGAAGGCCACGATCAATTCCGACGGCGTGGTAACCGCGGTCGTCATCCAGTCGCTCACCTCCGTGCCGGCGAATACGAGCACCACGGCCTATCGCGTGCTCGGCGACTTCTCGGTGACGGATGGGGCGCTGAGCATCGGCGCCGGGAAGGCTGGAATCGGCTCGCAGGGCGTCTTCAGTTGTGGGGGCAACCATTACTTCTACGCGGCATAACCATGGGATTCCCCTTCACTGCGAATTTCCCCTTCGGCCTGCCCGTGCTCGAGGAGGTGCCGGCTGGCACGGGGGGGCGATACGTCACCGCCACTCTCCAGCAGTGCAAGGATATCCTGTCGCGCACCAGCATCACGCTCGGCATGGATGCAAGTTGGGTGGCGAATCTCGTAAGCGGCACGTCGACTTGCATCTATCACATCGACGCAAGCTTCTCGTTCTCGGGCCAGACGATGGCGCTCGTAAATAATCTCGCGCAAAAATGCTTCTCACTCTGCGGCGAACCGCAGCGAACGTGGAACCCCACGGCATCGATCCTTTATTCACAGCCTGGCGGAACCAGCGTGTATTACACAGACCCACCTTCCGGAGGAACCTGCCTACCCGACTACACGACCGATACGGACGTGACAGTCTCTGTCTTCGACCTCACGGCGAAATTCTATCGCTCTGCAAGTGACTACAAGGTTTCGCTCCTTTTGAGCGGCACCATCACGGCAGAGACGATTATTTATTTTTACCTATTCACCGGGCCGCAATCGGCGTGGTCGGATGTGCTTTACCCGTCATCGGCCACATGGCTGCCGGCAGGAAGTGCCGTGATGAACGGCATCGGCCTCACGGGCATCGTGGAATCTCCAGACCGCTCCACCTGGACGAGCGCCAGCGACGACATCCATGTCTCCCTCTCCATCGATTGAGGAGCGCGCGGCTGTTGCGGCCAGGCTGCATGTGTGCGTGCGCTGCCGGGAATGCGTCGATTTTTTCGCGACTCCGGCCTTCGTGGTCGCGAAGGGAGCCTGTCCCCGCGATGCGTGGGCTGAGCCTCGCCGCCTCGCGAGCGATCCCGTGTGGGACGCCTTTCACGCCCTCGCGCAGCGCGACGCCATCACGCCCGAGTGGCTCGCCGATTTCTCCGCGCGCATCGACATCCTGAATGTCTGCGGCTGCGGGAAAAACTGGGCGCGCATCCTCGATGCGCACCCGCTGCCGGCGCGCGAGCAGTTCGCCTGGAGCGTGGCGCGGCGCAACGACGTGCGCGCCCTGCGCGCGCATCCACCCTTGAGCGAGCAGGAAATCGCGGCTGCCGTTTGACACGGCGACCGCCTGTGTGAGCACCGTTCGCTGGATCGTCAACGCCCTCGATGAGAATAAGGACGGTCTTCTCTCCTCCTTCTGGGCCGCCACCGCGGGCTCCATCGGCCGTTCCTTCCGCCGCGACATCACCGCCGTCGAGCTCTACGCCGTGCAGCCGACGAATGCCCCCTCGGGCTCGCGATTTTGGGATGCCTACACGATTGCCGATCCCGCCGACGTCACCCTCGGCGTGGGCCTCGCCGATGCAGCGCCCGTGCTCGGCAGTGGGAAGCTCACATGGGGCGGCGATACGGCCACCCTCGCCACGACTCTCTCGGAGAATGCCATCCAGTCGGCGCTCAACGCCCTATCCTCCATCACCGCGGCCGGCGGCGTGACTGTCTCGATGCCACAGGGCATCAACGACGGTTTCCTCGTGCGCTGGACGACCGCCGGCGCGCGTGCGCTCATGACGGGAGACGCCTACACGCTCGAGCCCGATTGCACGGTCGTGATCACGCGCGTGCAGGCTGGCGACAGCACGCACAGCGAGGTGCAGCTCGTGCAGTTCGTCCGGCGGCCCTACCTCTCGATCAGCGACGTCTCGGCCATCTCCACGCCGATCGTCACCGTGCTGGAGCTGCGCACCGGCGACGTAAGCAACAAGGCGAAATATCAAATTACGCTCTCCGATCTCATCTACGACGGCACGTTCTCCGTCGACAGCAGCGACGGCACGGGCACATCCGTCGCATGGAATGGCGAGGCGACCGACCTCACCGCCGCCATGGCTGGCGCATGGACGGCGACAAAGGTGACCGACCGCATCTGGACCGTCGAGCGCGACGATACCGGCACGGCCACCATCGACCTCTCGACAGGCGTCGTCACCACAGGGCTCGTCGCCTACACGGGCGTAACAGGAACGCTATCGGTGAATTCCGCCTCGCTCTGGCGCGCCTTCGCCGCGACGGACGCCGACTTCCTCGAGGCCACGCTGCAGATCCGCATCGGCGACGAGACGATTCTCTACGTCGAGGCGGTCAAAATTTATCGCGATATCCTCAATGGCTCGAGCGGCTCGCCGCCGCTGGTCGATTACTTCTCCGGCACGTTCACCATCTCGGCCACGTCGGGGACGTTCTCGTTCCCGAGCGCCTTTGCCACGGCGCCGGTCGTGGCGCTTGGCATCATTTGCCCTGGCGATCGCGTGGGCATCTTCCTCACCGCGGCGCCCACCACCTCGGGCATCGCATGGGCCCTCGATGGCACGCCCAGCTCCTACACGGGCATGAAGGGCACCGTGATCGCCGCCGTCGCTTCCTGATTTTTTCCCAATGAAACACCTCGCTCTCGCACTCCTCCTCGGCCTCGCGACGCTCACCGGCGCCAGCGCGCAGAATCGCGTGCTCGATAATGTCGTGATCGGCGGCACCAGCCAGGCGAAGGCCGGCAGCACGCTCTCGCTCAATGGCACCACCATCCTCGGCGTGCCCAGCCCCACGCCGAGCGCCCCTGGCTCCGGCAATGCGATCTACTCCGACAACCTCGGCCGCGTCATTTTGAGAAACAGCGCCGGCACGCAGACGCTCAATCTCGGTGCCGGCTCCACGCTCACGCTCAATCCCTCGGTGACGGCAAGCTTCGGCGGCAACTTCACGACATCCGGCTCCTCGGCGCTTACGCTCACGACGACGGGCTCGACGAATGTCACACTTCCCACGTCGGGAACGCTGGCGACGCTCGCCGGCTCGGAGACGCTGACGAACAAGACACTCACGTCGCCGACGATCACAGGCGCGACGATCACGAGTAGTTCGTTCAATGGCGTCGGACTCACGTGGAATGCGACCTACTCGAACTTGAGCTTCGGCATCTCTGCTGGCTCTGCGCTCACGACTGGCGACGACAATACCTTCTTCGGCTACCACGCCGGACAGAATGCCACCACCTGCCGAGAATCCGTCTTCATCGGCTATCGCGCGGGCGAAGCATTCACGGGCGCATCGGACCCAATTCAAAACGGCCTCAACGTGATGATCGGCAGCTACGCCGGCCTGGTGGCCGACGGCACGACCATCGACTCCGTTTTCATCGGCCAAAAGGCGGCCATCAGCGCCACAACCCTGCCGACGAGTGTGCTGATCGGCGCGCACGCCGGCACGAGCATCACCACCGGTGCGTCGTCGGTTGTGATTGGTCGGGCGGCGCTGGACAACGGTGGAGCTGGCGCGGTCACCTCGACCAACAACATCGCCATCGGCGAGGCCACGTCCACCGCCGCCGGCGACAAGGTCGATAACGTCTACATCGGCCATTACGCGGGCCGGCTCCAGGCGACCGCGAGCCGGAATATCTTCATCGGCTCGGGCTCCGGCGAAAACAACGTCACCGGCATCAACAATCTCTTCATTGGCACTGTGGCCGGCCAGAACACGACCGGCAGCGAGCTGACCATTCTCGGCTCCAGCGCCGGCAGCTCGCTCACCTCCGGCGCCCGCGATGTCTATATCGGATACCTCGCCGGAGGGAATGGCACGACGAACAGCGACAGCGTCGGCATTGGCTGGAAGGCGGGCCAGTCTGGCGGTGGCACCGATCACGTTTTCATTGGCTCGTCGGCAGGCAAGTCGCTCACGAGCGGCACGAGCTCGATCATGATCGGCAGCAACGCCGGCGCGACGACAACGAGCGGCGACAACAATGTGCTGATCGGCGCTTCGGCTGGAAAAAACGGGACGGGATACAGCAACAACATCCTGATCGGCCTCAATGCCGGCCTCAATGTCAGCTCCTCCAACAACATCTTTGTCGGCTATCGTGCGGGTGTTACGGCCACGAGCGGCACTGGGCAGAACATCTTCATCGGCGGACAGGCCGGCGAGAACGCGACGAGTTCCTCCGCCTACAACGTCTTCCTTGGCCTGCTCGCCGGTAACGCGAATACGAGCGGCTCTGGCAACATTTTTCTCGGTCGCAGCGCTGGCGCGACGAATACGACTGGGTCAAATCAATTCATCGCAGGCGGCGACGACCCGAGCTACGCGATATCGGCGGTCTATTTTGGCAAAGGTGTTACCAGCGCCACGCCGACCGCCTATACGATCTATGGCACCGGCGGAAGCGGCTCGAACATCGCTGGCGCGGATATAAATATCGCCGGCGGCGCAGGCACTGGCACCGGCGCGGGTGGCAAGGTTACGATAAAAACCGCTCCGGCGGGAAGCAGCGGCTCCTCTGCCAACTCCGCCGTGACGGCCGCGCAGTTCGACGATTCGGCGACCTCTGGAGACACGCGGTTTTTGCTATACGACGTCACTGCCGGCACGCTGAAGCGGGTTTCGGTCGGGGCGGCCGATTCTGGCGGCACGGGATACAAGGTGTTGAGGATTCCGAACTAATGATCACGCACCTCCTCGCGCAAGCCGTCGCTCTCGACAAGCGCGCGCCCGTGGCCACGTGGGCGACGGGGCTGGTCTCTGGCGTGTGGGGGTGGCTCCTTATGCAGCTGCACGCGCTCGCCGGCCTCGTGACGGATATCGGCCTCATCGCGGCCGGCGTCACCTCCATCCTCGTGCTGATCGTAAAGATCGCGAGCATCTGGGAAAGCTGGAAGACACGCCACAGCATCGTCCCACGCGACGACGACGACGTGCCGTGATTTGACACGCCCGCGCTTTCGAAAACCCACACCGAGACCATGCCGGGAGCAGATCCAGTCACAGCCATTGCAAACGCCGGGGAAACGATCGCCCAGATCGTCTCGAAATTCATTCCCGACAAGGACCAGGCGGCGAAGCTGCAAAACGACATCCAAATGGCGCTCATCTCGCAGGTGGCTTCCTCGGATGCCTCGCAGGCGACGACAAACACGGCCGAGGCTGGCAACCTGAATCTCTTCGTCTCGGGATGGCGACCGGCCGTGGGGTGGGTGTGCGTGGCGGCCTTCGCGTGGAGTTTCCTGTTCCAGCCCGTCTTCAGCTGCTTTTTCACTGCGTTCACGCACCAGCCCTCGCCGGCCCCGGCGCTGGACATGGACCAGCTCATGTTTCTGCTGAGCGGTCTGCTGGGCCTCGGCGGCCTGCGCACGCTCGAGAAGTTCAAGGGCGTCGCGCGCGCGTAAGTTCTCACGCGGAGACGCAAAGGCGCAGGGCTTTCCTGATTTCCTGAGTTCCAGATTCATCCCTCTGCGAACCTCCGCGACCTTTGCGTGAGGCCACAGTTTGACACCTCCGCTCTTTCGTGAGCGGTGGATTCCCGAAACTCTCCGGCGGCACGCGCACGCGGCAGCTCGTCGGGGACGGCACCTGGGGATGGTCGGCCGATGTGGTCGGCGACGACATCGTGATCCGCGGCGCCAGCGGCACGTGGTTCGGTGGGGACGATGATCCCCTCGACAATGGCGAGACCGCCAGCGGCGTGCGCACGAAGGGGAATCCCGGCCTCGTCGGCTTTTCTTTGCCGATGGACGGACGCTCGAAATCGACAAAAGGTTCGCCGATCCCCGCGTTGCCCTGGCACACGCCCATCACCGTTTCTAATGGCGAAGTGAGCGTCACCGGCCCGCTGATCGATGTGGGACCGGCGAAGAGTGCGCGCGACCAGGTGGATATGACGCGCGCCGCGTTCGTGCAATTTGCGCCGCTGCGCGTCGGGGTCGTGAAGGGACTCACGATCACGATTCACGGCGGCGCCAAGTTTTTATGAGCAAGCAGAGCGGCCAGCATCCCGGTCTCGGCCACGCCGCGTGGCGCGCGGTGCGCCACCTCAAGACGGCGCTGCGCATCCCCACGCGCCACACGCTGCGGTTGCACTTCGAGAAACTGCGTCGCGCGCGAGAGGGAAGTTTCCACCGCCGAGACGCCGAGGCGCAGAGAGATTCGAATGGCTAGCATCACCCGCCGCTGGAAGAAGATCGTTGCCGTCGGCTGCACGCACGGGCGCTACATCTGCCCCGACGCTCGGCGGGCCTTCCTCGGCTTCCTCGACGACTTTCGCCCCGCGGTGCGCGTGCATCTCGGCGACTTTTGCGACACCACGGCCTTTCGCGCGGGCGCGCACGGCAGCGCCGACGAGGCCGAGGACGTCGAGCCCGATATCGACGGCGGCCTTACATTCCTCGCCGAGATGGGCGCCACGCACGTGCTCTGCGGGAATCACGAGGACCGTCTCTGGCGCGAGGCCGCGAGCCCGAATGCCGTGGTGGCCTACGCGGCCGGCAAGTGCATCGGCGCTCTGCAGGATCACGCGCGAAAGTATCGCTACGAGCTGCGAGAGTGGGAGGGCGTGCACCAGCGGCCCTTCGTCTTCGGCGGGGTGAAGTTTCTCCACGGCGTGATGTTTGGCGAGAATGCCACGCGCGATCACGCCGAGGCCTTCGGCGACATCGTGCACGCGCACACGCATCGCCCGGCATTCGCCATCGGCCGCCGCGACGACTCGCCGATCGGGATCTGTGTGGGCACGCTCACGCGCCGGCGCGAGATGAGCTACGCAAAGGCGCGACGCGCCACGCTCGCGTGGGGGCAGGGGTTCGTCTTCGGCGAATACTGCGAGACCTCCGCCTCCCTGCACCTCGTCACCGGACCACGCGAAAACCGCAACGACATATGGCGACTGCCGTAAACACCCTCCTGCGCGACCTGCGCGCCGCGATGAGCGGCGAGGCCGAGCCCGTGCCTGCGGGCTGGAAACCCTGCTCCGTGTGGGCCGATGAATGGGGACTCAGTCGCGAGCGCACGAGCCAGCTTCTGCGTAAGGGCATCGCGCTTGGGCGACTGGAGAAGCGCAGCTATCGCATCGCCACGGCCGGCACCGTGCGCCCGGTGCCGCACTACCGGGAGAAGCCCCATGCACGCCGAGGAAAACACTGATCCCGCCGACCTCGCCACGCTCGAGGCCGTGCGCCTGGCACTCGTCGAGACGTTCGAGGCAGGGTTCATCGTGGTGTGTCGCGAGGAGGGCGGTAAGACGGTGTGGAGCAAGGTGGAATTCGGAAACGCCTTCGCGCTCGGCAAGCTCGCCGAGGACTACGCCGGCGGCTGCCTGGTGACCGCCGAGGAACTCGCCGCAGAGGATGCGGAAGTCGAGGATGAGGAGGATTGAATGTGGAAATCAGGAAATCAGGAAGGGCGGAGCTATTCGGAGTGACCGGCAGCTCGGTCGAGATTCTCGAAAGTCCATGCAGCGAGCGTGAGGCCCTGCTTGTTGGCAGCGCGCACATACGCAGCCTTGCGCCTCCGCGTGACGCGGAGCTGAATTTGCGAGTCTGCCCGCTCGCTGTCTGGCAGCGGCGGGCGACCGCGACTAGATGTTTTTTCCATCCAGAAGGTATTGTTGGTATGTCGAGGCAATCGCAAATAGCTCTTCGATTGCACAACGAGCATCGGGCAGCTTGCCCTTGTCGATAAGATCGTTGATTTCCTTTTTCAGGCCGGAAAGAACTTCCCGCTCCGCGTTGGATTTCACTGATTCCATGCGGATTTGAAATTCTTTGCTCATGGCTTAGGCGATGATGCGAACGATTTCGGCGTCCATCCACATGAAATTTCCGCGACCGCATTCGATTTTCGCCAGAGCTCCCTGGACAAAAGCCGGGCGGACTTTGCCGTTGCGAGTTTTGACGAGAGCCTTGAATCCAGCTTCCATCATTTCTTTCGTCGCAAGGCTCTTCTTGTCGGTAATCATATTTTTCTTCGGTGAGGTTCCGGGTTCCGCCCGGTCGGTCGTAGCTCGTTGCTACGATGGAGAGATTTGCATCACGCCTATTTAATGTCAATACATTATTTTATTCGCAGATAAATACAGGGGCTCACGCAACGGTCTCGGAGGTTCGCGACGACCGGGAATTTCCTGAGTTCCTGATTTCCAGATTCATCGCTCTGCGTCTCCGCGTCTCTGCGTTTCCAGGAAATTCTTCATCACGTCGGCGCGGCGATAGGCCTCATCGATGTCGTCGCGGTTGTATTCGGCCAGCAGCCACTCGCGAAACTTCTCCTCGCCGATGTTCCGCACGCGCTGCTTGAGCTCGGCGATCTCGTCCGCCTCGCGGCGGCTCTGCGGCGTCGAGACCGGCCTGGCGGGGCGCGCTCTCGCGCGATCCATCTCGCCGGGGAAGTGGTTGAGGAAGGTGTAGAGATCGCGGCGATGCACTCCTGCATCGCCCTTGGCGCGCTCGGCGGCGTAGTAGCGCTCTAGGGCCTGCCAATCCTCCTCGGCGATCTCCTTGGGCAGGCGCTTGAAGGCCTTCACCTCCTTCTCACTCCAAGGCGTCGAGAGACGCCGCCCGAAGAGCGTGGCGATGCGCAGGGCGTTGGGATGCGTGGGGACGTTCTTCGGGGGTAGGGGGGTATTTCCTTTCTCCTTTTCTTTCCCCTTCCTTTCTCCTTCCACTTCCGTTGAAGCATATGCTTCAAGCAAAAGGTCTGGAGGTGGTTCAACCATATGCTTCGCGCGAGCTTCGCCGCTGGCTAGGCCGCCGCTTCGACCATTCTCGCGCTTTTGCTTCACGATGCGCTCTTTCTCCACGGGGTAGAACATCACCACGATGTCTTCGCCGTGCACGCGCACGAGCTTCGTCGTCGCGCGCACCTCGCGCGCCGTCACCCCGCACGTCTGCTGCCACTGGCGGTCCTTCCACGTCGCGCCGCCGGCGATCACGCCGCCATTCTCCTGATCGACGCAATACGCGAGCAGCGAGATCCACGTGGACCGCTCGACGGGCGAGCTGCCGATGAACTCCGGCGACCTCACGTCCTTCAATTTGAGATTCAGCCATTCCATAATTACAACTTCTCCGGTGGCACCACTTCGAAATCCGGCTCCTCTCCAGTGAGGGCGTAGGCATCAGCGATGAGAAACACGACGAGCGAGACATCGCGGCGACAGTCGGCGCACGAGTAGCTCGCGCGGCCCTCGCGCACGAGGCGCGTCGGCGCAAGGCCATCCTGGCACGTCTGGCAGGAGGGAGTCATGAATTTGCGATCTCCAGCAAAACGTCGGCGTGGCATGGCGTGCCGGGCTTGCACCAGCACGCGAGATTTTTACCGCGCAATTCTCTGCGTATTTCTCCTTCAAGAAACTCAGCCTCGACCCACGCGCGGAAAAGATGCACGCAATACTCGGCATCTCCATCCAACCCGACTCGGAATGGGTTGCCCCACTTCATTCCCGGCCCGCGAGAAACCTTCACCGTATTGGCCGGCATGCGCCAGCCACGAGCTCGCGAGAGTTGAATGCGGCGCGGTCGGCATGGCTGCTCGGCCTCATGGCCGCCACACGGACGACGCACGCGCGCGACAGCGTTGAAAAGGAACTCACTCATACCTATTTCACCTCTGGCCAGAATTTCTCGAGCGTCTCGACGGCCTCGGCGTAGCTGCGGATGACGTGAACGAGCTGCCCGGCGTCGCGCAGCCAGTCGAGGCACTCGACCTGCTCGGGGCTGAGCTTGCCGTCACCGTGCTTCACCTCCCAGAAGAGCACGCGGCCATTTGGAAGGGGAATCACGAAGTCGGGCCAGCCGACGGTGTATTTGCTGCGATGGGCCGTGGAGCCGTGGCCGATCCACGCGATGCCACGGCGACGCAGCATCCCGGCGATCTGCTGGTGGAGCTGACGCTCGTCGCGCGCCTCGGCGACCTGCGAGAGCCTGGCGTCGAACTCCGTGGCATCGTCGCGTGTCTTTTTCTGAGCGGCGGCGATGGTCGTCGCGTTTAGCTGGCGAAGGTGAGGCGGAAGCGCCTCGAGCGTGGCGATAAGGGATGCGCGGTTCATGGTCTGATTTCTCCTCTGCGTCTCGGCGTCTCTGCGTTTCAACCAACAGCGTGCAGCGCCGCGAAAGGGGCCGGTGCGGAAGGCATCGCGATCACGTTGCCGGGCTTTTGATCAAGCGGGCTCGTGATGCGCGCGGCCAGCCGCGGCAGGCAGTGTAGATAGATCTGCGTGGTGTCGAGGTGCGTGTGCCCGAGAAGCTCTCGAAGGGAGTTGAGATCGCCGCCGTTGCGCAGATACTCGGTGGCGAACGTGTGGCGAAAGACATGCGCGGTTACGCGCTTGAGCACTCGCGCGCGCCGCACGGCGATGGGGATGGCCTTCGCGAGCGTATCGGGGTGCACGTGGTGGCGCACATTGCCCCACTGCTCGCCGCGCGCGAGACCGGCCGCAGGAAGCAACCAGAAATTTCCCTCCTCGAGACCGGCGCGTGGCTGCTTGCGGAGCACGCAATCGGGCACCCACACGGGGCCGACGTTTCGCTCACGATCCTGTCGCCATGTGGCCTCCGCGCGGGCATCCTGCTCACGCAGCTTCTCGACAAGCGCCACGGGCAGGCAGGTGACTCGGTCCTTCCCGCCCTTGCCATCGCGCACAGTGATGGTGAGGTCTCGCCAGTTCACATCGCGCCGCCGCAGCCGGCAGACCTCGGTGATGCGAAAGCCGCCGCCATACATCAGCTCGCACGCGAGCCGGGGAAGACCGGTCATTTGCTCGAGCACGGCGAGCGCCTCCTCGTGCGTAAGCCACACGGGCAGGCGGCTTGGCCGTTGCGCACGCGCCCACGATGGCAACTCGCCGAGCGGCTTCTCCAGCCCCGCGCGGAAAAAGAAGACGATGGCATTGAGCGCCTGGCTCTGCGTGGCCGCCGCCCAATTCGGCGCATGTTCGCCGAGGTAGTCGGAGACCACCTGCTCGGGCGTGGAACCGGACCACCGCCCCTTTGCCCAATCGAGAAATCGCGAGACGCAGCCGCGATAAGTCTGCTGCGAGCGGTAAAGCAACCGCTCCCGCCCCATCCCGCGCTCCAGCGCAGCCATCGCCTCGGATTTCGTCATTTTCTGAGTTATTTTAGAAGTGGTTCTGGCGAATCACCTGGTCACCGCTGGGCCTCCAGCGTTCCCGTTTCGGAGCGCTGCTATGGCTTCGGCCAGAGCGGCTATCCTCCTTTCGATTTCCTCTCTGCGTGAGTCAGAAAGGTGCATTCCGAAGAACGGTATCTCCCGCCGCTCTTCTTCCAGCATTTTCGCCAACGTGGCGATGTGGCTACCCGGCCCATCGGTGACCGGGGCGTGCTCTCCGACGAACGGGCTTCGCCCTTCATCGCTTCGCGATGATCGTCGGGCGTCGTCTGTGCCACCGATGGCTGTCGCCTCGCGCCGATGTGCATTGGCGACCGCCAGACGGCGTGGAGTAGTTACGGGCCCGAAGATGCGATCAAGCATTCGGCGTTGTTCAGGAGTCATCTCTTCGACTTTGTCTGGCTCAGGCATGGCTATTTCCTTTCATTTTGTTGTCGAGGGCGGCCTACAGGCTCGGCCAGCGGTGACCCAGCCGCCGCTCCGGACGTGTCCCTGCCAGGGGCAGGGACCGCCGGAGAGCACGCCCCGTTCGCAGAATTTTTTTGCGGCGATTTACTCTGTAACTCACAGCTTTTTTCGTTTCGCGTGAAATTTCCCTTGCAAAACCCAAAGCGGTTTGGGATATTGCGTCCATGGAAATCACAACGCAAGACATCGTCCGGAAGCTCAACGAGCAGGGCTACAATTACTTTGGTGACCGCCCGCGCGCGGGCGCAGATCGAATCTACTTCGGGCGCGGCTACGTCCTTTTCGACAACGGCCGCCTGTCCAACAAGCGCTCCGGTCACGCCCGCGCCCTGACCATTGGCCACCCTGCCTTGGAAGCCTGCGAGCTTGCCCTCGCTCAACTCTCCTAACCAATGGACGACGCTCGCTGGCATCATTTTTCGCGTTACAACACGGCGCCCCAGTATGGATTTGGGACGCCTCAAGAGGCCGATGAATATTTGGCAAAAATCAACGCCTCCGAAGATTGCAATGTTTGGCATCGCCACGATCTTGATGACGCCGATTTGATCGAGGCTTTTGAGACCGGGAAAAGAGACGATGGATTTACGATCTCCGAAAACCTCGCCCCAAATGAATAAGGCCGCGCAAGCTCTCGGTAAGCTCGGAGGAAAGATCGGCGGTAAAGTCAAAAGCGACGCGAAGACCGCTGCCGCAAGAGCCAACGGCAAGAAGGGCGGAAGGCCACGAAAGCCGAAGCCTGAATGATCTGCGAACAAGGCGCTCATGCCAACTCCTCCCGTTGGTCGTCGCGGCATAGCTCAGCGTTGCTCGCCGGGCTTCGCGCGGGTTTCGATTCGACGTAAAGCATTAGCTTTTCCAGCATGATCGAGGCTTCGTAGTGCGGAGCCCACTCGGAGCGAAGTTCATCCTCCTGCGGAGTTCTGCGTGCTTTCTCCAGCCTCGACCATGCTTCGTCATTCCTGCCGTCGATGATCCGCTTTAGCTCGGCCAGCCCGTCGAGCAACGGGGCCGGCCCATCGACGACCGCTTCGCTATCGCCTACGGCGATTCGTCGTGCGGTGGCTGGCAGCTCGACGGCCAGGATTACGTTCGACTTCCCATCTTCGATTGTGAGTTTCATATTAGCTATTAGGTTGATTCTTCGTTCCACGGGCCGGCGAGCAACCAGCCACCGCATCGGACGTGTCCCCCTGACGGGGGACCGCCGATGGGCCGGCCCCGTTAGCCAAGAGAGGCGATAATCTCTCTAGCTTGATTGAACTTCTCTTTTGGAAGCAGCCCTGCCGCCATAATGATTTCTTCGACTTTCCAGCAATCAGAGAGTTCCTTTTCCAGCTTTCTGATTCGCTCATCCTTCGCGTCGAGTGCGCGATAGGCATCCTGCAACTCTTGTTCCATAGCATTTTCTTTACTTGGCAGCGTATCCGATCTCATTTTTACTAAGTGGCTAACAAATCGCCTCAGCTAATTCCTAGCCGTGGCACGTTGGTTTTGGTTTCGGTCGTCAAAATTGGCGGCTAGGAATTAGCTGGGCTTGGCGCTCTGCGTATCGAGTAGACGCCGCGCGGTGCTTTCTGCGGCACGATCCTCCGGCTCCAAGTCCTCTTCGTGGGCGTCGGCCACTCCAGAGTGTTCGAGCAGCGCCTTGAGTGGAGCGGCGGGATGCATCATTTTACCCGTCCCCTTGCATACGGGGCACGGGTCAGATTGATAGCCAAGGAAAGATATTTTTACTCCATCCTCTCCGACCAACCACAGTTCTTGTCCTGCCAGCCTTCCATTTCGGCACACAGGGCATTTCACGACCGCAGAGCCAGTCGCCGCTCCCAACCCCTTGCCACCATCTGGCTCGGACGCGGGGCTTGCAGCTTCGCTAAGTGTGGTTTGATCGTTCATTTTGCTAAGTCGGGGTTGGAGAGCTTGGCGCTCTGCGGCTCGGCGCTAGATGTCCATGCAGCATTCATGTTCGCAGTCCTCGCAGCAGTTACATAGCGAGGTTGAGTCGCCATTGATTTCCTCGGCATACGGGCAGGTATGGTCTGGTTGTTTGGGTTTCTTTCCGCAGTGGCACATCCCCGCCGCAGAGCCAGTCACCGCAGCTAACCCCAAGCCGGGCGGCGTTATTTTTGTATTCATAGCGGTCATTTCCGGCTGGGGTTAGCTGGGCTTCACGCTCACCGCCGGGGCCTCCGTTTCCCACCGCACGACGATGGCTAGTAGCTCGTCCAGCTCACGTATTGTTTCGGAGATGTTCTCCGTGCTTTCGCCTGGGACATGGCAAAGCTGGTAGTGCTCATACGCGGCGTGAGCTTCGTCTAGTCTGCGCTCGAAGTATTCGCGTAGCTTGGCGGCCCCGCCGGTGAGCGCCCGCGCCTCTTCGGCGAACGTGCTTCGCACTTCATCGCTTCGCGATGATCGCCGAGCGTTCGCTGTCCCGCCGTCGGCTGTCGGCTGCTCGGGTTCTTCGGCGACGAACGTGCCTTCCTCATCGCAGTCCTCGCATTTATCTGGCTCAGCCGGACCGATGTCAGTCCAGCCACACTCCCGGCACTTCCATATTAGATCAAGCGGTCTCATAGTATTCACCTGCCGCCCCCGGCCTCGGCCGTCGGCGAGCCAGCGCCCGCATCGGACGTGGGGCCGTTGTCCCCCGCCGATGAGGCGCGGGCGCTCTGCGCATGCGGGCGGATGCCGTGTTCTCTCTCGCAGGCCATCCAAGCATTGCGCCAGATTTCATAGCCTGTGTGGCGATTGAAGGTGCCATCACGCATGCGTTCGTCGAGGTCGTGACGCGCATTCATAAATCTGTAGAAGTCGTCTGAGCTGGGGCCGATTGGAGTTAGCGCAGAGCCAGTCACCGCAGCGCAACCTTCGGTCGCGGCTGCGTCGGTTTTGATAGCATCACTCATTTTCGCGCCCTCGGTTGCTGGGTTTGTCGTTCTGTGCTTTCACCATTCGTCGCCATCTATTGGCATCCACATGGCGGTTTTCACTTTCCCCTGGTAGCCACACTCATGGCAGCCAGAGCCGAGCGCGATTCCGTTCGCGTCGAATTTTGTTCCGGGCAGTTCGTAGCCTTCATTTGTCTCGTGACAGCCGGAGCATGATTCCACCCACTCAGCGAGTTCACACACGCGGCCATCTATCACGCAGTAGTTCTTGCGCCGGTCGAGTTTCTTGCCCGCGAGTTTGTCAGCGGCCTCCCACGTCATCGGGCGTTCGTCGTAGTGGATGTTTCCTTTTTCATCCACGCTATGGCCGAGTCTTTCTTTTACGGACGGACGCACAGAACCAGTCGCTGGAGCACAACGCGGCGAGCCGTTCTGATTTTCGATTGTCTCAGGCGATTTCATGGTCAGTCGTCATTCGCGCCGCGTTGCTCAGCTCCAGCGTTCGGACCATCCCATCGGATGCCGACATCATCCTATCGGCGACAGCGGCGTGAAGTCGCTCGAGAGATTTTAGCAATGTGGGCGCTGCCGCGATTAATCTAGAATTTGCGTGGTATGTTTTTCGCGAGACATAACCGTGGCGAACCGTGCAGATCCGCGCGTCTTTCGTCATGATGTCGCGATAACTACCTTGATCGTAGGACATCTCCCAAGGCCCCTCTGTATGGCCATCAAACGCCGAACAAGACTCTGCATCTGGCGTGGACGCGGGGGTTGACGCTTCGCTAAGTGTGGTTTGGTCGTTCATTTTGCTAAGTCGGGGTTGGAGAGCTTCGCGTTAGCCCGGCATCTCCGCCTCGAATTGCGCCCACTCGGGCCAGTTCGGGATTTCGAATTTCGTGTAGCCAGGCCAGTGGTTGCCGGCGATGTGCCGCGCGAGCGTCTGCAGGGCGGCGAGGTATTGGCGGCGACTGTGCTCGACGCGCACGTCGTCGGCAGGGAGGCGGATCGCGTTCGTGAAATGCGGCGCCTCGTCTTCGCAGGCGAGGAAGCAGAAGCCCTCGCGTGGGTGGCCAATCGCGGCGCCCATGTCAAGGTAGAAGGCGGCCTGGATGTCGAGGCGATAGTCGAGGATGCTCTTGACGAAGCCCTTCGCGGAATTCGACGCATCGACGCACTTCTTGATGTCGTAATGGTAGCGGCCGGCGAGGACGAAGACGTCGATCTCGCACTTGCAGAGCTGGCCGCAGATCTCGGCGACGATCACGGCCTTCGTGCCGGACTCGAGGATGGTGCGGAAGTCGGAGCGCTCTCGCAGGCTCGCGGCCATGGCCAGAGCGCGCTCTCGCTGCCCGGAGGTGACCACCGTGCGCCCGGCTCGGGCGGCCTCGAAATCCTCCCACCACGCGCAGGCGGTGATGGTCTCGAGGCTCGGCTTTTTGTAATCCTCGATCTTTTTTGGCGGGCGCTTCGGAGCATCCTCCGGCACGACGACGTAGCGGGAGTCGAAGGCGTCTGGCTCGAGGAGCACGCAATCGAGCAGGCTGCCGAGGAGCATGGCCTCGCTCTGTGGCTGCTGGTCGCGCGTGTCGAGCCAGAGCTTGAACTTCGCCGGGCAGCGCTTGTTGCGCGAGCCGTGGACATCCATTCCGAGCTCCATCCACTTCTTGAGGATCGACTGGTTGAAATACGGGAGAGCGCGATACGTCTCGGCGGAGACGCCGAAGTGCAGGCCGGGCTCGAGATGCGGCGGTGCGATGTGCGCAGCGCTGAGTGGCTGCGGGACGAGCACGCGCTCGGTGGCCGATGGCGGTGGCAGCACGGCGGCGGCGCGCTCTTCGTCGGGGAGAATGGAGGCAGTCGTCATGGCTGGAAGTCGGGGTCGGGGGCGTCGCTCGTGCGGATGGTGGTGGGCATCGAGGCTTTCACGCGGATGCAGGGGACGGTGGCCATCTTCCCGCGCTCGCGGAGTATGATGCAGCCGTAGCGCTCGGCGCTGGCCTTCGCGATCTCGGTGGTCGTGGGGTAGAGCGTGATCTTCTTGCCAGGCCACTTCGCCATGGAGTTGCCGAGCTGGAGCTGGCAGACGCGCTCGTTGGTGACGTTGATCGGGAAAAACTTCGTCGTCTCCTCGAAGAAGAGCACGGGCTTGTCGATGGCCTCGTCGTCCATCTTCACCGCGCCGCGGGGCTCGACGCGCTGGATCGTGAGCGTGATCTCGCGCCCGTCGAGGTCGCCGGCGTGGAGCTTCGGCTTATTGAGATCGTCGGAGACTCTCATGGGCGAAAGATGGCGACGATGAGGCCGAAGCACGCCAGCAGGACGAGGGCCTTGTTCACAGGTGCCAGCGCGTCGAACCACGCGGCGAGGAAGTCGATGAGGGGCATGGCGGATTACTCCTCCTCGGCTGGGTCGATGACTTCGATATGGGCGACGAGCGCATCCACCTTCGTCGTGATGCGGGAAAGGAGAGCGACATTTTTCAAGGTCGGCTTGGGAACCGCACCGAGGGCCTGCGCGTAGGCTTTCAGCTTCTCGCGATCGGGCGCGGCGGCTGCCTTTTTGGCGGCGCGCTCTGCGGCGCGACGGTCCGCGGCGGCTTTCTCTTCGCGCTGGCGAGCCTCTGCCTCCAGACGCTCGCGCTCTGCGCGCTCACGTGCGGCGAGTTCCTCGGCAGCCTTGCGCTCGGCCTCGACCTTCTCGCGCTCGATGCGGGCCTTCTCTTCGGCGACGGCGCGTTCGGCGCGGGCTTTCTCTTCCAGTGCACGGCGCTCTGCTTCGGCACGCTCGCGTTCGGCGCGAAGCTCGGCCTCTCGGGCCTCAGCCTCCTTGCGGAGTCGCTCGTTCTCGACACGGATGCGCTCGCGCTCCTCGGCCTCTGCCCGTTCGCGGGCGAGGCGATCTTCCTCGATGCGGCGAGCCTCGGCCTGGCGGGCCTCGTGAGCAGCCTTCGCATCGGCGAGCAGTCGGGCATAATCCTCCTCGGAGAGGCGGCCGTAATCGATGGCGCCGGAAATGGTGGTGAATGCGGAAATCTCGGCGACGCGCTCGGCGGTGAGTCGCTGGATGCGCTCGGCCTCCACGCGATCGGCGTGCTTCTCCACCTCGAGGAGCTTTTCCTCGTAGGGCTCGATGAGCGCCTTGATCTGCCCGGCGGCGGAGTTGATCGCCTGCGTCTTGCGCAGATGATACTCGCCGAGCTCCTTGCGCTTGTTCTCGACGGCGAGGCGCACGGCGCGCAGCTCGAGGCGAGCCGCACGGGCGAGCTTGCTGCTGCTGGCGAGGGCTGGATCGGCCGCGAGAACGGCATCGGCGGACTGGCGCAGCTTTTCGAAGCTGTCCCGGAAGTCGGTCCAGATGGCGGGGGACTCGGCGCGCGCCATGGCGTCGAGATCGGTGGAGTCGGTGGCGGGAAGCAGCTCGGCAGTGGATTCGCTCATGATGATGGGATGGGTTGAAATGGAGTGGCTTTTAATCGTGGTGGATGCTGGGGAGGTGCTCGGTCTCGCGCCGCAGCCACTGGCGTGTGGCGGCGGGCCAGTTGCGATGCGCCTCTCGGATCTCGTGATCTCGACCGCGCCGGCCGCCGTGCCAGCAGAGCGCGCCGCAGAGGACGATGGAAATCATCGAAATGATCGTGAGTGCCACGAGGGCGATTTCGGTATGGTGCATGGGTCGGGTGGATTTAGTGGGAGGTGAGTGCTCCCGTGGCGCGCGCCGACGCTGCCGACGCGGCGCCACGGGTTGCCGGCTCCCCCCGAAACCGGCAAAAGGCTGGCTATTTCAAAAAGAGCAGCAGGACGAAGGTGATGAAGGCCACGGAGGCGGAGACGCGCACGCGACCGATGAATGGAATGAAGCCGATGAGCGCGCCCTGCCACCACGTGATGGCGTGCGGCTTGCCGGCGAAATCGAGCCACGCGTTGAGCGCGTAGGGCCAGCACAGGACGGCGGCCCCGATTTTGAGGAGCAGGAGTCCGCAGAGAAAGACGCACGATGCGGCGGCGTCGGTGGATGTATTGGTGGTTTTCATGAATGGATTTCCTTTCCGTGGTCGATGTCGTCGAAGAGCGGCGTGGTCTCTGGCTGCGCGCGCGTCCAGGTGATGCACGCCTCGAGCTCGTCGATCTGCTTCTTGGTTTGATGCGCGCTGTAGGGCTGGCCGTGGCGCTCGTGCTCGAGGGCGCGGTCGAGCAGGCCATTGCGCTTCTCGATGAGGTGGGCGAGGACGGCGGCCTTCATGCTCCGACCTCGCGGTGGGCTTTGTTGTGGAGGCGGATGTAGCGCGCCGTCATCTTATCGACCTGCGAACTGATGCGACCGAGGCATTCGCGGATCTCCTCGGTGGTGGCCTCGGCGAAGAGCTTGTAGCCACGGTTCCCGCTGATGATCTCGTCGCTGGTCTCGGCGATGTCGCGAATGGTGCGGTCGTCGATGCCGAGCATGAGCTCGATCTGGCGGCGGCACACCCAGCCGCGGCCGGCGAGGTAGGCGAGCAGGCGCTCGGTGCGCTGGAGCCGCTCGCCAGGCGTGAGCGCGGGGCGGCGCCTGCGGAAGGGAAGGAGGATCTGAGTCATAATTCTTCGTCGGCTTTGGCTTTTTCGATGCTGGCGGCGGTCTCCGTGCTGGCGACCTCGAGACTGGCGGCGATGCAGGTGGCAGCCTCGCTCCACTTCGCGGCGGAGGCGTAGCGCTCTTCCTCGACGGCGACCTGGGCGTGGTTCGCCGCGCTCACGAGGAGGGCTGCCAGCTCGCGCGGGGTCTCGTTCATGCGGCGGGGTCCGTGTAGGTCATGTCGCGGAAGGGGGCTGCAAGCGCCCCGGTGAGGCCGAGCATGGCGGCGGTGTCGGCGAGGCCGTCGGCGTAGCGCTGGCGGCACTGGCGCTCGACCTCCTCCCAATCCTCGGGCGGCAGCAGGTCGGCCTGGAGATCGCCGACGGCGAGCATGCGCGCATAGTCGCCGGGGCTCGTGCACTCGTAGCCGCCTGGGAAGGTGACCGTCTTGAGCGTGATCTGCGGCGGCTTCCACCGCCACCGCGGCGCATAGACGATCTCGACCTCGGCCTCGAGGTCGCCGAGCGTGTAGGTGCGGTATTCCTGCGAGGTGCTCATGCCGTGCGGGGCTGGTGGGTGATGGGGAAGCGGCGGAAGTAGTCGCCGGGGTCTTCCATCCCGCGCTTTTTCCAGAACTGCTCGCAGCCGGCGGCGATGTCGCGGCAGGTCTGCGCGAGGTCGTTTCGGCCGATGAGGGGCTCGGCGTGGTCGTGTCGGAAAATTTTGCCGTTGCGTTTGGCGATCATGTTTTGAGAGGAGGTTATTTTGGGGTGGGATGCTCTAGGCGCGAGCGGTGGCGAAATAGAGGGCCTCGGCCTGCTCGCGCGGCAGGGCGGCGCAGATGCAGTCGACGCTCGGGTGCTCGGCATGCGCGTGCAGGCGCAGGGCCGGGAAGAGAGCGGGGTCTTCGGTGATGAGGACGAAGTCGCCCTCGGCGAGGTCGGGGAAGGGGATGCTCATGGCGGATTAGGCGTTGAGTCTTTGGGCAGAGCACCATTTCACCCAGGCAACGGTGGCCTCGCCGACATCGTAGATGGTGAGGCGGTTCCCCTTGCGAACGGGCTTGAGATAGCCGCCCTTGAGGATTTCTTTCGCCACGAGCTCACTGCCGTAGAAGTGGCTTAAATCCTCGGCGCGCAGACCGACAGGCTGGATGGAAACGTTCATGTGAGGTTTGCTTGGACCCACGAGACGACTTCCGCGCCGGCGAGGAGGCGCTGCGTGTCGTCGCGCTGGATTTTTCGGAGGAGGTCGATGGCCTTGCGCGCGATCGCCATGCCATCGCTCGGCGGGCCATCGGGCTGGCGTGGGGTGGTGGCGTGGCGCTGGGCGGTGAGCTGCCTCTCGGCGGCGTGGACCGTGAGGGAGCCATTTGTGACCTGCGCGGCGAGCTCTGGAGAGGCATCGCGCACGCGCTTGGCCGATTGAACGCTCGAGCGACTTACGCTCAGCATCTCGGCAGCCGAGGCTTGGGAGGGTGCTTGAATTTGAGCACCCTCCGCATGCTGGTTCGCGCCAACAGGAAGGGATGCGAGCTGGGCGGCGATCATCGCGCGCTGACTCTCGCTGAGGTGCCGGCGGTGAAGATTCAAGGACAGCGTGTCTTTGACCGGATCGGTGCCCGTGTAGATGGCCGTCTCGGGCTCGACTCCAGCCTTGAGACAGGCACGGTAGCGATTGCGCCCGTCGAGGATCTTGCCCTCGTGCACGAGGATCGGCGAGAGAAGCCCGCGCTCGCCGATGTCCTCGGCCAGAGCGTCGAGCTCGGCGTCGGGCAGCAGCGGGAACAGCGCCGCAATGGGGTGATCTTCGAGCATCTTCATTTGACGGACTCCTCGTCGGCGGTCGCGAGTTCCGGCGACGTGGCTGGCATTTCGGAGAGAGCCTTGGCCTTCGCCTTGCGGTCGAGCTTGCGGAAGATGTGCATCTCGCGGCCGAGAAGCTCGGCGAGGCGCGTGGCGGCCTGGAAATGCGCGATGGCCATCCCTCGTGACTGGATCGCAACGCTCTCCATGTAGGGCTTGCGGCGATACTGCACCGCATGCCGGTTGCAATCGCGTGCCGACGCGATCTCGCGGGAGATAAGGCGATGCACGGCTTCGGGGGTGATCGGTTCCATTGGGGTGGGGGGGTGTTAGCGCTTGCGCTTACTTGTTTTTTGGGAGGATTGGATCTCTTCGGATTTTTGGAGTCCGCGACGGCGGAAGATTTCGTCGACAGATACCCCCTCTCGGATCGCGGCCTTTTTGAGCTCATCTTGATGCTCTGGGGGAATCCGGTCCCAAGGGATTTTTACGTCAAGCACGTTCATTTGCGCAGACAATTACGCTGCAAACGTAACGACGCAAGCAAAAAATGCATTGCCTGCGTAAAAAAGTTTTCTCTTTACGTTTTGCGCGTAATCACTACGGTTCGTCGCAATGAATATGCGTGACGAGATTTTGGCTTACCTTTCAAAAACGGAGCGATCGCGAGAATGGCTCGCCGATCAACTCGGCTACTCAAAGCGCACGGTGGATAACTGGCTCGGCGTCAATGGAGATCCCATTCCGCTTCCCGCGCAAAAACTGTTCCGAGTCCTGCAAAATGAGCTTTTCCATACGACGGTGGGATTTTCTGCAGAAGAGTTTCAGAAAATTACTCAAGCCATGGCTGCGACGAAATTCACCGATCCCGTTGAGTTTCTCATCGAGGCATCCAAGGCCGAAACGCAGGATGTGTTGTCTGGACGGGCGACAATGAAAAGTAAATCGACCCAGGCCACCAAGAAATCAATTCTGGAGATCGTCTCCGCAAGACCCGAAGACCTCGCTCGCGCAGCCGAAGATTCACCAGAGGAATCCATTCATGCGGATCGCCTCACGGATGACGAAGCGCCCTACGAGGTTTCCAGCCCGACGCAAAAACTTGAGGAAGTTGCACAAACAAAAAAGAAGGCAGCTCTCAAGAAAAAGAAGGCCGGCCTCGAGCATATCGCGACAGCCAATAAAATAGTGACGGGCCGCGACGAGGCACCGGCATAGTTCGCGCACGAGTAGGTGGGGGTCATTCATTTTGGGTGGGTAACGGAATAAATCGGAACATGATTTTCGTGTGGCGGAAAGCCCGAGAGAGTGCTACAAATTTGAAAGCCTCCAATGGGAACAAAGTCCAAGAGTCTGCGCTGCTCGCACATTCTTGCCGATGCAGCCGACGAGATCATCGCCATTTCCGGGCTTAAAAATTACAACGCGTTTCACAACGGCTGGGATCGCACCTTCCTGCTCGATCCGCATTTTTGCTATTTTGCTGTGGCAGTCGCCAGCTTGCCAAAGCGAAAGCAGGATGCCGTCGATCACGCGCTCATATGGAACATGCGCACCCGCTCCGCATGCGGCCGCGAATGGATGAATTTCCGCTTCGGCGGAGGTGGTGAGTCTCTGGATGACGACCCAAAGGAGGGGATGCATCTCGCCAATGAGATGATCAAGAAGCTTCTGGCCGCTCACGCCGAGGCCATGGCAAAGGAAAAGTAACCGCACGCCCATTTCCCAAGCGTATCGCATGGCATTGGACTTATGTTGTCCAATGGTGGAAGAATCTGAAATTATCATCGGGGGAGACCCCGACAATCGCCTTGCAAGTGCGAGCGTCAAATAAAATTTTGTCCGACCGGTGTGACAGAATCTCGCGGCATTTTCTGTCATCTCTCGCGGATGCCATCCAGGACTCCGCAGCCATCAGCCAACGTTTGCGGACCTCAAGTCCTGAAATACCGCACAGAGCGAAAATGGTCGCAGGCCAAGCTCGCCGAGCAATGCCAGATCGCGGGCTGGGATGCCTCGCGCGGAATCATCGCCAACATTGAGCTCCAGCAGCGCCTCGTCACCGACTACGAGCTGAAAATCCTTGCCCGCGTCCTGAAAACCACGCTCGACGCGCTTGTGAACTGAATGTTTCGGGCGTGACAATATCCCATCGCTTGGGAATCATGCGCGCATGAGATGGGCGGTGATCATTTTTATGGCGGCGTCCGTAGATGTCTTCGCGGGTGATTTACAGGTGGCCTTCGGGCGCGTTTACAAAAATTACACAGTCGAAAGCATCGGAAAGGATGGCGTCGTAATCCGGTATGGGACTGGAACATATCCCAGCGGAGAAGATGCAAGACAGAGCGTGAAGATACCCACGTCGTGGCTCACGAAATCACAAATTCGTGATCTAAACGAGCAGCTGCAAGAGATACAAAAAATCAAATCAGAAGAATCTCGGCTAGACAGCGCACATGCCTACGTTTGGATACGTATCGCTTGGTTTACTGATCACGGATTTTATGCGCACATGAGTCCAGTCGTGGAAGTAGATGGAATCGAGCGCTGCGGGGATGGCGATGAGTTGATTTTTATTGAAGGGAAGGCCGAACCAGAAATCGAAAAAGGAAGCAACTGGACGATGCATTTATATTTTCTCGGAGTTGTGGATGATTCTGACCGCAGAAAGGTATTCACCCGATATAGAAACCGGGCGCGGGAAGTTTTGATTGATGGAAAGAGTTTTTTGCGCCCCGAATAGATCCCCGATCACCGATCGCGCTCGATATCCGAGTCGAGAGGGATGAGGTGGCCGTAGCTGCGCTCGACGACGGCGACACCATCGCCCAGCCAGCGGGCGACCTTGTAGATGGAGACGCCGGCGGAGACACGCAGGCTCGCGAAGGTGCGGCGCATGTCGTGGCGAGTGAGGGTGGGATACCCGGCCGCGGCGACGAATTTCTTGAACGGCCGGCGAAAATCGTAGCGATACCGCCAGGCGGACTTCGTGGCCGACGGCTTCAACACATACTTGTCCTCACGCCTCAGGAATGTGGAGAGGAATTCCTGGAAACGCTGCGTGAGCGGGATCGTGCGCGCCTCGTTGTCCTTGGGAATCCAGTTCTCGGTCGCCTGCACGTGAAGCAGGCCGCGGCGCAGGTCGAACCAATGCGGCTGCGCCTCGATAATCTCCTCCGTGCGCAAGCCGGCATCGAAGCCGCAGAGCAAAATGAATTTCAGCTCGTCGTTGGATAATCCCTTGGCCTCGCCGGATATCGCAACCACGCGATCATCAACGGCGGCAATCAATTTATCGACATCCTCCGGCTCGAGGAAGGACTTGCGTCCGGCGCGATGAATTTTCCCCCTCTGAACGCGCGTGCACGGATTCTCGCGGAGCATCCGTTTCTCGACGAGCCACGCGCAGAAGGAGGAGAGATAATTGAGGTAGGTCTGGCGCGTGGATGGAGCCACTCGCATGGCGTCATACCATGTCTGGATGCGCTCTGTATCAAGCTGGGCGACCGTGGAGATGCCAATCTCCTGGCCGATGCTCACGAGTTTATCCTCGCGAATCTTGGAAGATTGGCCTTCACGAAATTCCCGTAGAGAGACCTTGTGACGGATGAAGGAGCGAACATCTTTTTTCCATTCATCCGACTTCACCAACTCCGGCGTGCGGCGAATGGCAAGGGCCTTCGCAATGGCCTCGTCTTCGTTCTGAGTTTTCAGACTCTGGTGATAACCGCGACCATCCACGCCCCAGCGATACCACCAAATTTTTCCGCGTTTATAGAGCCCCCTCAGCGCGCCTTTCATGCCCAAGAATGTAACACGAAAATGTAACATTCGAAAAGCCCACTTCTATGGATATGGCCCTAAATGAGCCGTATATGGTGCGCGATACAGGGTTCGAACCTGTGACCCCTACCGTGTCAAGGTGACGAAATACTCTGTAATGTAACATAATTTCGCTGTTACAAAATCGAGTTGACAGCGAAAAAAGCGGGCCGATAAAGCAATAAATGATCAACCACGATGCTGCGGATGATCCGGCGGCCAGTGAGTTCACTGACCCAATCACATTGATCGAGGGCGAGGAAGAAGAGGAGGGCGTCGATCTTTCTTTCGAGCAACAAATCGCGCAGGCCGAACGACGCGCTACGCGGGATGCGGCGAAAAAGTTCTTCTCGCAAATCCACGCCGTGCTCACGTTCGTTGCCGGAGGGCGAAGTTCACGCGACATGCAAAGCGAGATGGGATGCAGGCTGCTCGTCGTCATGAGTGCCTATCAGCACCCGCGGGCCATTGGAAGATCTGACATCGACCTTGCGGCGGAGTGCGGCGTCCATAAAGCCGACTTTTCCAAACACAAACGCTCCTTCCAGCGTGGTCAATTATTGCCGCCAGTCGGGGCACAAAAATCCGTGGAGGCGTGCGCCACATATAGCGAAACGAGAAAGGAGCAACTCTATGGACACGCAGCTTGAGATCGCCTTCGTTGAGCGCATTCGCTCCACATACCAATCCTCGTGCGAGATGGCCATGCAGGCAGGGAGCATGGTGGAAGCAGCCGTGCTGCGCCGGGCAGAGTGTGGACTGAACCTCATCGAGGCGCAGGCAGCACTGCCGAAGAGCGCGTCGTGGGGGGAGTGGATCGTGCGCAACCTTCCATTCAGCATTCGGACAGCGCAACGCATGATGTGCCTCGCAGAGGCCAAGCAGCAATACGACCGCAGCGAGGGCGCGACAGGTCTGTCGTTTTACGCATGGCTCAAGCATCGCCGGATGCTCGCCGACCAGCTCAAGCAGATGGAGCTTCTGCCGGAGGTTCAGCGCCAGCCGGGAGAGCAGTCTGCGCACAGCACTGAAGACTTGTGGCTAAAGCTGATGATGCGCACTCGCTCGGAGATCCAGAGCCGCATCGAGAAGCGTCCAGTCAGTGCATGGTCGCCGGTCGAACGCATGGTGATGAAGGAGCAGCTTCAGCCGCTCGTAGATCTCCACGCCAAGCTCTAGGCCCCCATAAGGAATCTCTTTAGCCACAGGTCCGAAATCAGGTTCCGTGCGCAGCGCTTCATTTTTCTGTGAAAAGTGCCAAAATCCAAAAACACACACGCCGTGGTGGTGAGGAGGTAGCGGAGGGGCAATCTGTTGTGATGGCTGCCTCTCTTTCGGCGGCGGCGGCGCGGCTGGAGTGCCATCCGACCGTTCTGAAGAATGCCAAGAAGGCGGGGGCGCCTGGCTTCCGCCCGAATGGGTCGGTGTGCATTTCGGAGCTGAAGCCGTGGCTTGCTGAGAATGCCGAGGCCGTCGATGGCTCGGGATCGCGAAAAGAGGAACTCGAGTGCCGCCGCCTGCTCGCGCAGTGCGAGAAGCTGGAATTCCAGAACGAGGTCGAGCGCGGACTCTACACGCATAACGACGTGATCGCCGACCAGGGGCGTCGCATCGGTGCTGCGACGCGCGCGGAGCTTTTGCGGTTCAAGGCCGATGTGCCGACGTGGGAGGGGCTCAAGGCATCCGAGATGGAGCGCCGCGTCTCCGTGCTCATCGACTCGATCTGCAAGACGCTGAACAACGCCCTCTCGAAGGCCTACCAATGAGCGCCGCGCTCATAGACGCCTACGCCTCCGCGTGGGAGCCCGAGGACCGCCGGCCAGCTACGGAATGGGCCGCCGAGTTCGTGAAGCCGCCGCACTCCGCCCGCGCGTCGCAGGTTGACGTCACCGCCACGCCATGGCTCCGCGCGCCGATCGACGCGCTGCCGGATAACTCCATCAAGGAGATGGTGCTCCTCATGCCCACCGGCGCCGGCAAGACGACTGTCTTCGATGTCGCCGTGCCTCGCGCCATCAAGACCGACCCCGGCTCCTTCCTCCTCACGCTCCAGAACGACGAGGAGGCAAACGCGTATTGGGAGGAGCGACTCTTCCCGATCCTCGAGGGCATCGAGGACGTCGCGAAGATGATCGACCGCCTGCCGCGCAAGAAAAAGCGCCGCGGCTTCGTCGCCCTGCCGCACATGTCTCTCTATTGCTCCAGCCTGAAATGGAAGGCCGTGCAGCGAAAGAGCGTCCGCTTCGTTGGCATCGACGAGGCGTGGATGGCGCCGCACGGGTTCATCGCCGAGGCCCGCGCCCGCACGCACGATCGCTGGAACCAGCGCCGCATCATCGCCAGCCAGGGCGGCTTCCGATTCATCGAGAAGGACGGCGAGATCGTGCTCACCGAGCTTGAGGAGGCGTGGCAATGGACCGACCAGGCGCAATACTCCATGGTCTGCCCCGAGTGCAGCCACGTGCACGCGTGGTGCAATGCCGGCCTACTCTTCGAGAGCGGCGAGACCGGCACCGGCGAGATCGACGAGCGCGCCATCCTCGAGAGCGCGCGCTACAAGTGCCCAGGCCGCTGCGGCACCGAGTTCCCCGACAAGATCGACGTGCGCCGCCAGCTCTCCACCGAGAGCACCTACGTCGCCACGAACGACCGCGCACTGCCCGGCCACATCGGCTTCCACGTCCATGCGACCGCGCTCTACTACGTGCCCTGGGGCCAGCTCGCGCTCGAGTGGAAGCGCGCGAATCTCGCCCGCAAGGTCGGCAACTACGAGCCGATGAAGATCTACATCCAGAAACGCTGCGCCGAGTTTTGGGATGAGCACGAGCACCGCTTCGAGGGCTACAAGAGCGACGCCCCCGAGAGCGATTACGTGATGGTCGAGAACGAGTCCCGCTTCCCCGGCATCAAGGCCGGCTTCCCGTGGGCCATCGAGGAGGACCGCTTCATCTGCGCCGATTACCAGTCCGGCGATGGCGGCTATTTCGTGACGTGCGCGGCCGCGTTCGCCGCGAATGGCGAGTCGCGGGTGATCCATGCCGCGCGCATGAATTCCGCCGACGACATCCACGCCCTGCAGGAGCGTCTCGGCATCGTCGGCAAGCGCGTCGGCATCGACTGCGCCGACGAGACGCCGCTCATCAATTCCATCTGCTTCAAATACGGCTGGCTCGAGCTCCTCGGCAGCGACCGCATGGACTGGCCGCAGTTCGACGACCGCACGCGCCGCTCCTACCGCACGCCGTTTTCGAAGCCAGAGCGCGTCACCGGCCTGGCAAAAGCCCCGTGGCGCGCCTCGTGGTCGAATGCCTTCTTTCACGACCTGCACGCCCACCGCCTCGCGCACGCCGGCCTCGCCTACGGAGTTCCCGCCGACATCGAGGACGTCGCCGCCTACATCGACCCAGGCACGCAAAAGCCCACCGGATTCTGGGCGCAAATGCGTGCGAACCACAAAGTCGCGAAGGAGAACAAGGCCACCGGCCGCCGCGTGATGCAGTGGATACGCATCGGCAAGCGCGCCGACCACTACCGCGACGCACGATGCATGCTCCTCGTGATGGCCTCGCTCGGGCCGAAGGGAAACGGCATCGGAAACTGCATCGGCCATTCCTTCGAGGCCGACTGCGCCACCACCACATGATCGCAGATCGCCATCTCCTTGTCGCTCCTGGAGCGCATATCGCTACTGGATATGTGCCGATCCACAAGGTGCGCATGGCGTGCCGCGAGAGAATGGCCGTCGGAGATGTCGAGGCTGCGTTTCGTAGGCTGCTACAGACGCTCCCCGCGCAGGAGTGGCCGCCGCCGAATGGGCATTGGGAAGGCGACACCTTTGTCGTGCACGACGGACGGCACGCCTACGTCGCCAGCCTCATGCTCGGAGTGGAGCACCTGCTCGTCGCATGGGTCATTGACACGCCGCCCACATCGTCAGGGTGGAGCAGTGGTTAGCTCGTCGGGCTCATACCCCGGAGGTCGCAGGTTCGATTCCTGCCCCTGCCACCAATTTTTTTCAAGACGATAAGCCGCGAGAGTCGAGCGAGTAAGTCCCGAAGCAGACCGTCACCGTAGGTGGCGACGTCCGGGCCATTGCAGCCATCCCGCCAGCAGGTGGTCGCGATCCGCGGCGCTGGCACCATTGACACGACACCCCTGTCGTGAACTTCTCCACGGCCGTCCATGCCTTTGCCTACGCGGCTCTGAAGGCCAATAGCGACGACAAGGATGCCGCAGTGGCCGCCCTCGAGCTCGTGCTCGCCGGCCAATACTCCACGCACACCGGCGCGAATGGTCGCGTGATGACCACCGCCGCCAGCGAGGGCAAGAGCTTCTCCTATACGCTGCCGGCGAATTTCGGCCCGAAGGAAATCACAGAGATTACCTTCGATGCCATTCGGTTCCTCAAACAACACACCCTCACCGAGATCGAGGCGCTGCTCTTCCGCCGTCGGCGCAATGTCGCCTTCTCCAGCTTCGGCGGCCCGTGCCTCCCCGGCTACACCTGCCCATGAGCGAGCCCTGTCTTTTTGGCCCGAATGGCCAGCCCATCAGCTCGAAGTTCCTGAAGAGCGCCGAGAATGGCTCGCGACGTCTCCCGCCCGAGACGCTGCGCCCGCTCGATCCGCTCAAGAAGCTGATCACGAATCGCGACTTCGAGACCGTCAGCTTCCTCGCCGACAAGGTGGACATGAACTTCGGCGTCGCCGAGGGCATCGTCGCGCAGAAGTCGATGTATTCCGTGACCGACGGCTGGGCGCCCATCTTCCTCGGCGGCGCGGGCCCAGACGACAAGGCCGCCCACGAGTGGGGCGACCTCGTGACCGATTGGCTCGTCAATCAGTGGTTCCCCTATTGCGACGTTCGCGGCGAGATTTTCGATTTCAATACCGGCCTCTATCTCGACTCCATCGAGACCGACGTGCGCGGCGAGTCCATCACCATCCAGACGCGCAGCGAGGATGGCGAGGGCCGCTGGCCCATGCTGCAGGCCATCTCCTGCCGGCGTATCGGCCAGTGGGATAATGCCACGAAGGTCGTCGGCGGCAAATACGACGGCGCCGACATCGAGAATGGCGTGATCAAGAACCGCGCCGGTCGCCCCATCGCCTTCCGCATCCGCGGCGAGAATCGCGGCGAGTTCGAGGATATCGACACCGCGCACATCATCCGCACGTTCGAGCCGCGTCGCGTGGACCAGGGGCGCGGCCTGCCGCTCTTTGCCAGCGTGCTCGATAGCTGGCGCTCCATGGCGCAGTCGCACGAGTGGGAGGAGCAGTGCATGCTCATCGCCAGCGCCATCGGCCTGCTGGAATACAACGACACCGGCGATGCCAGCGACGGCTTCAGCCTCGACGACCCGCTGAATACGGCGAATCTCCCCGCCAGCACCGGAGCGCCCGAGTTCAAGAATCTCTACGGCGGCCTCATCCGCTACTTCAAGGCGAATGGCGGCGGAAAGCTCGAGCAATTCCTGCACCAGCGCCCAGGCAGCGATTGGGAATCGTTCAACGACCGCGGCATCCGCGTCTGCTGTGTCGCCGCGAATTGGCCGTATTCCCTCGTTTGGAAGAAGGACGGCACGAATGGCACCGCCACGCGCGCCGATCAGAATACCGCGCGCAAATCCATCGCCGACCGCCAGTCTCTCCTGCGCTATCCCGCCCTGCGCAAGATCCGCTACGCCATCGGCGTCGCGATGCAGAAGGGGCCGAATGGCGAGCCCGCGATCCTGCCGCCCTATCCCGGCAAGGATATTGGCGGATTTCTGAAATGGGATTTCTCGATGCCACCCTTGATGACGATCGACGAGGGCAATGACCGGCAGAACGACCGCGAGGACGCCAATTACGGCTGGCTCACCGACGAGCAGAAGGCCCTGCGCATGGGCACCACTGCGGCGAAGCTTCACACCCAGCGCGACCGCGAAGTCGATGCCCTGCTCACGCGTGCCGAGACCATCGCCGCGAAGCACAAGGACAAGTGGCCCGTAGACACCATCCTCACTCTGCTGCGCCAGACCACTTCGAACGCCAACGCTCCCGGTGGCCGCTTCGGATCTTCGTTCGAAGAAGACACCACAACCCAGACGACTACACAGCCATGAGATTCCAACGCATTCACGAGGCCGTGCACTTCCGGCCGTGGTTCATTTCCGCCGCCGGCTACGCCTCTGTGCGCGGCCTTGTCGAGCGCGCCATGTCTCGCGATGCGCAGTCTCGCAACGAGGGATGGGATTCCTTTTTCGAGGACTTCGTGCGCCGCCGGCCCGACATGGCGTTCAATGCCGCCACGCGCACGGCGACGATCAGCGTCTTTGGTGTCGTCGGCCCGTATCTGTCGAATATCGAGAAGGCCTGCGGCAATACCGGCTACGAGGAAATTATCGCCGAGATCGAAGAGGCGAAGAATCTCGGCGCCGAGCGCATCGACTTCCACTTCGACTCGCCAGGCGGCTACTGCACCGGCTGCGACGAGGCCGCGCGCGCCATCGCCGCGGTGAAGGACGAGACGAGCATCTTCACCGTCGCGCACACCGACACGGTGATGTGCTCCGCCGCCTATTACCTGGCCGCCGGCTGCAGCGCCATCGTCGGCACGCGAAGCGCGATGATCGGCAATATTGGCGTGATCCTCCCATGGGTCGATACCTCAAAGATGTGGGATGTCGAGGGCTGCGAGTTCCAGCCGATCACCAGCGAAGGCGCGGACCTGAAATCGACCATGCACGGCCCGAGCATCACCGAGGATCAACGCGCGTTCCTGCAGGAGGACGTGAACAAGATGGGCGAGATGTTCCGCGACCACGTGCTCACGCACCGCCCGCAGCTCGACTTCGAAGTCTTCCGCGCCGGCTGGTATGGCGGCGACCGCGCGCTCGAGCTCGGCCTCGTGGACATGGTGGGCACGCTCGCAGAGACGCTTGGCTAGTTGACACGCGCGCAGACGCGTGAACCTCGCGAATATTTTCCAGGCGACCCAGCGCATCGAGGCGGCACTCGCGGCCAAGACCAAGGCCGAAGCCGACCTCGCCACCGCACAGGCGCGCATCGCCGAGCTCGAGGGCAGCGCCCCGACTCACACCGCCGAGCAAATTGCCGAGTTCGAGAAACGCCCCACTCAGGAGGCCTTCGATGCCGAGAAGCAGCGCGCCGACAAGGCAGAGGCCGCCCTCGCTGCCGAGCAGTCCGCGCACCAGACCTACAAGGATGGCGAGACCGAGCGTTGCAACGCCGCCATCGCCGCGCACCTCGCCGGCGATCATCGGCCGCCCGTCGTGAATGGCAAGAAGACCGACACGGCGAAGACCTGCACCCGCGAGCAGTTCAACGCGATGTCCCAGGCCGAGCGCAGCGCGTTCTTCAAGTCCGGCGGCAAAATCTCTCAATAACCACACCACACCATGGCCAACACCATCACGCTCTCCAATCTCGCTCCGGTCCTCTACGAGGCGAAAGACATCGTTGCCCGCGAGCTTACGGGCGCGGTCAACTCCGTCACCGTTAACTCCAGCGAGGTGGATCGCTGTGCGTTCGGCGACTCGGTGCAGAGCTACATCACCGCGCAGCCGACGCTCAATACGAGCTACACGGCGGCCATGAGCTTCCCGGATGGCGACGATCAGACCATCGCGTCCGACACCTTTGCGCTCGACAAGGTGGCCAACGTGCGCATCCCGCTCAAGGGCGAGGTGCTTCGCAAGCTCGACAACTCCTTCGGTCGCGATGTCGTGATTCGCGATATGCTCGCGCAGGCGATTCGCAAGGTCGTCAACCAGATCGAGAGCGACACCTGCGTCGCGCTCAAGAACGGCTCCAGCCGCGCCACCGGCACGTCTGGCACCACGCCTTTCGCATCCGACTTCGGGGCCATTGCCGATGTGCGCAAGATTCTCGCCGACAATGGCTGCGTGCTGAGCGACGGTAACCTGAGCCTCGTCATCAACACCGCAGCTGGCACGAACCTTCGCAAGCTCTCGACCCTCTTCAAGGTCAACGAAAGCGGCAACGACATGCTCCTTCGCCAGGGCGAGCTGCTCAACCTCAACGGCTTCTCCATCAAAGAATCCGCCCAGATCGCCAGCCACACGAAGGGCACCGCGGCCAGCTCGACCACGAGCAACGCAGGCCACGCGGCCGGAGCGACCACGATCAATCTCGCGGCTGCCGGCACAGGCACCATTGTCGCTGGCGACGTGATCAACATCGCTTCCGAAAACAACGGCACCGCCTACGTCGTGAAGACCGGCGACGCCGACGTGTCAGATGGCGGCACCATCGTTCTGAATGCTCCAGGCCTCCTGGCCGCGATTGCCACGAGCGCCCGCGCCATCACCGTCGCAAACAGCTACACGGGCAACATCGCGCTGCACAAGTCGGCCGCCGAGCTCGCCATGCGCGCTCCAGACCGCGGCAACGACGCACGCATCGACGAAATCGTCGTGGCCGACGACCGCACGGGTCTGGTGTTCAGCGTGGCCGAGTATGCCGGCTACGGCATGAGCGTCCTCGACTTCACCGTCTTCTACGGCGTGAAGGTCTGGAAGCCGAACTTCGTGGCCACGCTCCTCGGCTAAGCCCCACCTCATCACCACCTCGGGGAACATGCGCCCGGCCTCGGATTTCCCATCCGTCGCCGGGCGCTTCGGTTTTCACCGACGCCGCCGGGGCTGACACCGCGTCCCTTTCGTGAACGACTTTCAAGCCCTCCTCGGCGGTGGCCTGGCCGAGATGGAAGCCATCTGCGGCGTCACCATCGAGTGGCGCGGGCGCAGCATCCCGGCCATTCAAGGCGCCGGAATGTCGTATGAGGCGCTCGTGAATGGCGGCGTCGCCGATTACGAGAACCCCACCTTCCAGGTGCGTCGCGCTGCGCTCGAGGCCGTCGCCGGCAGCGAGACCTTCGAGCCCGACGACTCCCTTGTCGTGAACGGTCGCGCGCTGCGCATTCGCACCGTCTCGTTCGATCCCGCCGACGTCGCGATCCGCCTCACCACCGAGGGCGAGAACCAGGAGTGAGCATGAACCCGAGCCCCAAGGAAGCCGCCGAGAATCAAATCCGCTCCGAGCTGTGCAAGGATTCCGCGCTCGCCGCGCTCGTGCCCACGAAGCAGAATGCCGACACGCTGGCCCCCGTGCCGCGCATCGCCGTCGTCGCCTCGCCGGGGACGGAATATGCCGTGGGAGGCGGAATCTGGCAGATCCCCGTGGCCGTCGAGGTGCATTGGCGCAAGGAGACACCGGCCGAGCAGCTCGACAGCATCGTCTCGCGCATCTACGCGCAGCTCCTCGCCGCGCAGGCGAGGGGAGATTACGGCCTCATTTTCCAGGGCGAGCCGGCGACATCGTTCGTCGGCGATACGATCCGCAAGCGCATCGTGAACGTCACGCTCATCTGCGCCGTCGTCGCTCAGTAAACGGGCGCGAATATTTTCACGCCGACGAGCGAGACCACCTGATTTTCGCAATGGCGTGATTCGATTTCCGTGACGACTCCGGCACCCCGAAATCGATGGATCGTTCCCTCGTCGTCGATCACTCCAGACGGAACGCTGTCGCCGAGTTTGAGCGGCACTGCGCGATGATAGACGAGCTCAATCACCCTCATGCGCAGAGTCTAGCACGCGCGCGGCCGCTGTCTAGTTGACACCTCGCCAGTCGCGTAAAGCGATGGCGAATCCCTGCTCCACCTGTGCCGGCTGCGGCAAGCTCGACAACAAGTCGAAGAAGCCGTGGACGCAGGCCGACCGCAAGGCCGTGCTGGCCGGCGAGATCGAGCCCGTTGTCTGCCCCACGTGCCAGGCCACGGGCGAGGCCCCCATCGCGGAACCCACCACTCCCGCGAAATAAATGGCCGCTCAAGACCCCATCCTGCTCAACCTTTCGGGCGCGACGTTCCTCCTCACCGCGGAGAGCGGAGGCATCATCCAGTCGTTCTCGCGAAATACGGATCGCCAGAAGATCGAGGTTTACGACGGCGCCGTCGGCTACACGACCGGCATCGTCTATCACAACCCGAAGGCGACCTACAACGTGCGCGTGATCACCACGGCCGCCACGGGCATTTGCGCTGCGTCGCCTGGCGTCGCCCTCACTCTCGCGAATACGACCACCGGCAACGGCGTCGCCGCAGGCGGCATCTACACCGACACCACGGCCCTTTCGCACAACGGCGGCTCGCTGCGCGAGTTCACCGTCACGGCCACGCAGATGCCCGGCGTCGCGTAACAACTCTCACGGTCACCACCCGAGCGCCGGCGGCATCCCGGCGCATCCATCAAAATGTCATCCACCACCTTCGCCGACGCACGCTTCCCTGTGCGCACCACGAGTCTCGCAGCCTGCATGGGCGCGCTGCGCATCCCCATCGCGCAGACCGATCCCGTCTCCATCCTCATCCCGGCAGAGGCGCCCGAGAAAAAGCAGATCACGTTTTGGTTCCAGCTCGTCGGCGAGGAATTCCTCGGCGAGAAGCACGAGGCCGCGACCATCGACTGGGCCTGGCGCAATAAAGACCTCTTCGAGGAGGCGAATCCCGAGCATCCCTTCAACACCATGCGCCGCGGCATGGATGCCTTCGCGTGGCTGAATCGCGTGTGGCACGGCGATGTGAAAGTGCCCGGCACCGGCGGTCGCTCCGACTTCCGCACCGAGGATATCGGCATCGCCTCCGCACTCAAGGCCTCCGGCGAGCCGCTCGTGAAGTTCAACGCTCGCACGCGCGAGTTCTTCTTCCGCTTGTGCTCCCCCGCCTTCCTGCGCGATTACGAGCACTTTCGCGAGGAGGCGTTTTTCGCGAAGCCGGCTGCGCTCGTGCGTCGCGCGCTCCATGTGCGCGAGGAGTTGGTCGGCCTCACGAAGCGATGCACGCCCTTCATTCGCCACACCGATGGCGGCAGCCCCGACGACGGATGCGCGGTGTGCGACATCCCGGTCGGCGCATCGGCCGAGGTCGCCGCGCAGGCCCTCGAGATTTTCCACAGCCTCTAAATCCAAACGCATATGCCCACGATCACACCGAGCCTCGATCCCGAAGATGAACCGCCCGTGAGCGAGTCCGAGCTCTCGCAGGCTCGCGCTCTCACATTTCAGAATCAGCCACTCTGGCCGCTCAACAAGGAGACCGATCTCCTCATGGCGCACGTTTCGCGCGGCGTGGATCTCGGTCGCTTCACGGCGATGGCCTTTGTCTTTATCCACCTGCAGCGTGGCGGGAAGACGTTTTTCGAAGACCTTCCCAAAGTGATCGGCGTGATCTGGGACGACCCGAATGTATTCCGAATCGAGGTGATGAAGTTCTTCGCCGACTACGATGCCAGCGCCGTCGAGGAGGCGGTCGCGCTTTGGATGAAGGCCTACGGCCTCAAGCGCCGCACGGAGGTGCAGGGCGTTCCCGCCGGCGGTCGCACGAAGGTCGTCGGGGCAAAAAAAAAGGCGACTACCCACCAGAAATCATCTGGGAGTCGTTCATCCTCGCGCAGGCGCTAGGCGTCTCGCCCATGTGGGTGCGCTACGAGATGCCGATCTGGGAGTTCAACCTCTACGACCACGCCCGCCGCGTGAACGAGGGCCAGGTGTGCCGGCGCGTGGTCGAGATCGAGCGCGCGGTGCGCATCGGCGTGAATGGCGCTCGTGCGCTGACACGCCGCACGAGGTAGAGACATGCAGGCGACCTACAGCGGCTTCTCCGGGCAACTCGCCACGGTGATCAAGGCCTACACGCAGGCCATCGGCAAACCCTTGCCCGAAGTGCTCATTGACCAGGCGAATAAGCTCTCGTGCTCCGACTTCGGCGACGGCAAGCGCGGGCTCTTTCAGGAAGCCGCCGACCTCGCTCCCTCCATCGAGGAAATCTTCGCGCTGCCCGTGAAGCTCGACTGGCACATCAAGCGCCGTGGTCGCCCGGTGCTCACGCTGTATGACCAGAAGGCCTACAAAAAAGGCCCAAAGAAAGGACAGATGCGCGAGGTCCGCCGGAAGGGCGCCGACGGCAAGAACATGAAGGCCGGCGAGATCCAGCGCCGCCTCGCCGCGCGCTACTACCAGGCCACTGGCTGGCTCTCCGAAGTGCTGGCGAAGGAGATCAAGAGCGGCCGACTCAAGCGACAGGCGTGCGCCACGGTGTATCTGCAGCTCACCGGCGACGTGCTCTCCGTCACATTGAGAAACCCGCGCAAGAACTCCGCCGAGGTGAACCTCGCGCATGGCGACTACGTGCAGAAGGCCCTCAACGCCCGAGTGGCTGACATGCTCGAGTATGTGAATCGCCACCTTGATCGCGTCACCGTGCAATTCGGCGGACGCGAACTCAAAGCCGCCGCATGAGCACCGCCAAAGCCACACTCGATTTCGACGTCAGCGGTTTCAATGACGGCGAGAAAGCGCTCCTCGCGTCGATGGCGCGCATGATGGCGCACGACAAGGAGCTCAAGAGCCAACTCGAGAAACGCGCCGACACTTCGCGCACGTTCGAGGATTATTTCGAGCGCGAGAGCAAGGTGAAGCGCAACCTCATCGGCCTCGTCTCCGACCTCACGCACGCTGGCACTGCCACACAGGCGCTCACCATGGGCGCGGAGCGCCTGAGTGAGACATTCAAGACGGGCCTCGGCCTCGCAGTTGGCATCGGCATCGTTTCCACTCTGGCAGAGAAAATCTCTGCCGCTGGCGAGGAGATCGAGAAGCTAGACGACAAGCTCGCGAACCTCGGAGCACCACAGGGCAGCGTGCAGTTCCAGACGCTCGACCAGCTACGTGCGCGACTCAAGGAGATGCAGGATTTCCAGGTCGCGAACGGAGCCGTGGATTCCAACCGCAGCCCCATGGCCGCGCGCGGCCAGGCGACAGGCGATGTCTTCGGAGGCGTCTCGAACAGGCTGATGGAGGCGCTGAATGAGGATGGCATACGCGGCGTTGCTGGAAAGGCGGTCGGGATATCCTTTCAAAGTCTCGATAAACTGGCTGGCGCGTTTGGGTTTAATACAGACATGGCGTCTGGCAATGATCTCGACGAGATCATTAATGCGCGCAGCGCTCGTGCGGATGAGGCCAGAAAGCTCATCGACGATCAAAAGGCGTCCATCGCCGAAAAGGCGCAGCAGCAGCTCGATATAGAGACGATGGCCACCAATGGCGGCAGCCAGCGCGACGCCGCCATCGCCGCTGCGAACGCACGCTATGATGAGATTCTCGGTCCGCTTCTCAAAGCTGGCGATACGCAAAACCTGCGCCTCGTCGATGTGCTCAAGCAAAAACAGGCGAACGACATCGGCGACATCAATTTCAAGGCCGACAAGTCGAGTCTCGATTTACGTCGACAGGAAGCACTGCTCAACAAGCAAGAGACCGTCGAAGGGTTGAGCCCAGTCGAAGCCGCCAAAATCAATCGTGATGCGGCGCAGGCTGAGATGGATCTCACTGAACAGCGCTCCAAGGAAGAGCGCGACATCGCCGAGATCAAGTATCGCTCTGCGCAGCTCGCACTCACCAACGCACAGCGCGAGCAGGACATGGCGATGGAGACCGCGCGCATCTCAAACGAGGCGCTCGAGGCTCGGCTCCACGGAGAGGCTCGGCTCTCGGAGATCATGACGCGACGGCTCAACTACGAGCAGCAGGCGCTCAAGGCCGAGCGCTCCGGCCAGCCCGAGCTCGCGCAGCAGATCCGCCAGCAGGGGCAACTCCAGCAGGAGGCATCCGACTTCGGGGCGGCCTACGATCCGCGTCGTGGGCGGCTGCTCTCCGATCGCGCGCGGCTAGAGGCCGGGCAGAAAATGCGCCGCGATGCAGAGTTGCAGGCCACGTCCTTGGCGAAGTTTCGCCGCCAGGGCGGTCTCGTTGACCCGAAATTCGACGGCAACCTCAATCTTGTTTCTGGCATCGATCCGAATACCGGAGAGCGCCGGTCGCCTACTCCTGAGGAGCAGGCGATGATCGACAAGCAAAAGCACGACGACCTCATCTCGAAATTCAAAAGCTCCGGTTCTGCTGAGCAGTTACGAATGCAGACGCTTGGATCGGACGCTGAAAAGGCGGCCGCAAAGGATGCGCTAAATGGATCTGCCAATACGAGAGCGGGGG